AGATGCGCGCGGTTGGGTAAGCGGTTGGGCAGTACGTGAACGGCATAATGAGCGCAGCATCGGACGAGACGCCGACGGTTGGTGCCCGATCTTACAGTTGAAGACATATAATCCAGTTAATGATGTATATGGTCTGCCGCCACTGGGCGCGGCGCGGCGGGCGTTGGATTTACACAATGCCAGTGCGGACTGGGCCAAGGCGCTGATTGATAATTCGGCCAAGCCCTCTGGCGCGCTGGTGTATGGCGGTGAGGGCAGTTTCACTGATGAGCAGTTTGATAAGCTGAAAGAAGAGCTCTCCGCGCAGTATGGCGGGGCCGCGAATGCGGGGCGGCCTTTGTTGTTGGATGGCGGGCTGGACTGGAAGCCGATGTCGCTGTCACCCGCAGAAATGGATTTTCAAGATGCGCGCAACGCGGCGGCGCGAGAGATTGCGTTGGCGCTGGGTGTGCCGCCGATGCTGCTCGGGATTCCGGGAGACAATACATATGCCAATTATAAGGAGGCCAATTTGGCGTTTTGGCGGATGACGGTGTTGCCACTGGCGCAGCGGACGGGTGAGGCGTTGGGGTTATGGCTCTCGGGTCGTTTTGGCGATGATGTGACGATCAGCTGTGATTTGGACCGTGTGCCTGCATTATCGGCAGAGCGTGATGCCTTATGGGCGCGGTTAAATGCAGCGAGCTTTGCAACGAATACCGAAAAGCGCAGGCTGGCAGGACTAGAGACATGAGTTGGGATCGGCGGATCACGGCGGCGTTTGTGCTGGCCGTGTTTGTGCAGAGCTGCGGCGCGTTGATGTGGGCCGGGGCGGCTGCGCAGCGGATTACTGCAATGGAAGTCGAGATGGATAAGCGCCGCCCAGTGCTTGCGCAAGCCACGCGCGTCGAGGTCGAGCTAAAACTCATGCGCCGTCAATTGGAGCGCATTGAGCGCCGATTGGAGGCGCGTGATGACCAGCCATGATGCGTTGCTGATTGAAGGCTATGCGGCGGTATTCGGCTTACCGGATGCGAGTGGAGACGTTGTGCGGGCCGGAGCGTTTGCGCGGTCTCTGCGCGGTGGAGCGCGCCCGCCGATGCTGTTGATGCACCGTTCTGGCGCGATTGCGGGGCGATGGACGCGGATCATCGAGGATGGGCGCGGGCTGTATCTGCGCGGGCTGGTCGAAGCGGGCAGCGCGCGCGCCTTGGTGAGGCAAGGGTTGAATGGATTGTCGATTGGCTTTCGCCCGCACCTATGGCGCCCGCGTGTGGAGCGGGGCCGCGAGTTGATTGATTTGGAATTGGTGGAGGTGTCGCTGGTGAGCGCGCCGATGCAGGGCCGGGCACGGTTTGTTGTGCTGGGGAATGAAATTGCAAAGGAGAGAGCATGAAGAAAGAAACGAAAATGGCAAAGGGTGGCGGCAATTCTGCTGAGCTGATGGCTGTGTTTGAGAGCTATCAGGCGGCGAACGAGATGCGCTTGAGTGAGATTGAGGCGAAAGGCGTGAGTGATCCGCTAACGGATGAGAAACTCTCGCGCATTGATCGGCGGTTGGAAGCTTTGAGTTTAAAGATGGCGCGCCCCTCACTGGATGATGCATCTGCGCCTGAGCCAGATGAGCGTAGCGAGGCGTGGGGGCGGTATTTGCGTGTCGGTGATGAGAGCGGCCTGACGCGACTGGACATAAAATCGTTGAACACAGGCACAGATGAGCAAGGCGGATATGTTGCGCCACCAGAGCTAGACCGCTTGATTGAGGCGCGTTTGCAAGCGGCAAGCCCGATGCGGCAGATTGCGAGTGTGCGGCAGACCTCTGCTGGCGTGTTCCGCAAACCTGTTAGTCTTGGTGCGGCAGCGCAATGGGCGGGCGAGGAAGCGGCGCGACCAGAGACGACTGCGCCAGGACTTTCTCTGTTGGAGTTCCCGGCAGGCGAACTGTATGCAATGCCCGCAGCGACGCAGACGTTGCTGGAGGATTCCTATTCAGATGTGGATGCATGGTTGGCCGATGAGGTTGAGGCCGCGTTTGCAAGCCAAGAATCTGCAGCGTTTGTGAGCGGCGATGGCGCGGGCAAGCCGAAGGGCTTTCTTGACTATGATATCGTGGCGGAAGCATCGCATGTATGGGGCAAGATCGGCTCAGTGGCTGGGGATTTCACGGTTGATGATGCGGCGGACCAGTTGATTGATCTAATCTATACGCCGAAATCTCAATTCCGCAGTGGCGGGCGTTTTGTGATGAACCGGCGCACGGTGAGCGCTGTGCGGAAGCTGAAAGATGTTGATGGGCGTTATCTGTGGCAGCCGGGCAGCGGTGGTGAGGCCGCAACGATCATGGGTTATCCCGTCACGGAAGTGGAAGACATGCCAGACATTGGCACGGGTAATGCGGCGATTGCATTTGGGGATTTCCGGCGCGGTTATCTGATTGTGGACCGTCAGGGCGCGCGTGTACTGCGTGATCCATTCTCTGCCAAACCGTATGTGTTGTTTTATACGACTAAGCGCGTGGGCGGCGGCGTGCAAAACTTCGATGCGATTAAGTGTATGGTGTTTTAAAAGTTTGGCGTTTTGCTCGGTGCTATTCACCGCTTTGCGGCGGCACCTGCGCCTGCGCGTTGCTTGTATGCTGCTTTGCAGCTCGCCAGCGTTGGCTGGCCCGGGCCTCCGGCCCATTGCTGAACTAAAATCTATTCTTTCCGTACTCCCGGGAGATGCCGGGATCTCAGGCTTTTGCGTCTTTTGATGGGTTCATGGACCTGTTGATTGTTCGTTGAAGTCTGAGACTCCGGCATGCGCCGGAGATGTGGGCTTTAGTTAGACTTTTCTATTTCCAAAAACCAAAAAGAAGGAGCTTCTCATGATTGAGAGCGTAATTGTGGCTATTCTGAAACAAGCCGCTGAGTTGACCCGTCCGCAACAGGATGAATTTGTAACCAAGGCGGCAGAGGCGATTGCTTTGCTGATTAAAGGCACGGACACACAGATTGATGATGTGCTGGTGCGCAGTGTGATCTTGCCGATGGGCGCGCAAATTATCAATGCGTTGGGTGAGGTTGTGTAGCTAGCGTCCCCTCCGGGCGTGCTGCTCGGGATTTTTAATAATCCTGCTTTCCCGGTGGATGCCGGAACCTCCGGTTATAACTTTCGCTGGATCGGTACTTAACCCATCCACTGGGCTTTGGAGCCTGAGACTCCGGCATGCGCCGGAGATGCGGCTTTTTCAATGAAATGGATATATAATGACAAACCTGACGGTGATTTCGCCGCCAGCGGGGGAGGCTTTGTCTCTCGCTGAGGCGAAGGAATATTTGCGAATTGGGCATGAGGGCGAGGATGATCTTGTCTCTGGCCTGATTGAGAGTGCGCGGGCGCGGCTGGAAGTGGCGAGTGGTTTCGCGCTAATAACGCGCACGCTGCAAGGCGCATGGCGGCAATGGCCTGTTGGCATTCTTGGGCGTGGGGCCGTATTGCGGCCTGGGCCTGTGAGTGCGCTGACGAGCATCACGCTTGTGGAGAGTAGCGGCGCGCGCAGTGACATCACAGAGCATTTCCATCTTAACTGCGGGCGGCTGTGTTTGAAGCGCGGCAGTATATTACCGAGGCTGAGCAATGGGCGAACAGCTGAGGTAGTCTTTCAGACAGGCTATGGCGGCCCGGAAGATGTGCCGGCTGATTTGGTGCTGTGTGTAAAACGATTAGTTCAACAGGCCTATGCGCGGGGCACGAGCGCAGATGAGGGCTTGCCGCCGGATGTAACTGAGATACTTGTGCGGCGCCGGGAGGTGCGGCTGTGAGCGGGGCAAGTGTGCAGGCCGCAGTCTTGGCGGCGCTGAAAAGTGATGTGGGCGTGCAAGAGATATTTGGCACGCCTGCGCGTATCATCGATGATGAGACAGATACGCCGATGTTTCCCTATGCGCAATTAGAACGCCATGAGGTGAATGACAAAGGTGCAAGCGGTGTAGCGGGAGCGGAGCACCGCCTGACAATTGCTGTGTTGTCGCGCCATGACGGATTGGCGGCGGCCAAAGAGGCGCTAGGCGCGTTGAAGCGTGTGGTTGAGAGCGGGCCTGTCACCGTGGCGGGCGGCTATGTCGTGATGCAACAAGTGGTTTACGCAGACACAATGCGGCGGGCCGACAGGCGCGCGTTTCGCGGTGTGCTGCGGATACGGATGATTGTTGAGGAGGTAATCTGATGGCGGGACAGCGTGGGCGGGATATTCTGCTGAAAATATCAGATGGTGCAGGTGGTTTTGAAACGGTGGCGGGCGTGCGCACCAGCCGGATTGCGCTGAATGCAGGCGCGGTGGATGGCACATCTTTAGATAGTCCAGACGCATGGCGGGAATTGGTAGCGGGCGCGGGCGTGAAGACTGCGCGCGTGACCGGGCGAGGCGTCTTTAAGGATGCGGCAAGCGATGCGCGGATGCGGGCGGTATTCTTCGCGGGCGATGCACCAGATTTGCAATTGGTGTTGCCAGATTTTGGCGTGATGGCCGGGCTTTTCTTGATTTCTGAGCTGACATGGGGCGGCGCGTATGACAGCGAAGCGGAGTTTTCAGTCACGCTGGAGAGTGCGGGCAAGATTAGCTTTGAGGCAGCGGCATGAGCGGGGTGGTGAATGCAGCGCGCGGCGAGGTGGCGCTTGAGATTGATGGACAGCGGCACGTGTTGTGCCTGACATTGGGCGCGTTGGCTAAAATTGAAGCCGCGTTTGGGTGCACAAAACTCAGTGAGTTGGATGTGCGGATGCGAGCGCTTTCTGCGGCTGATCTCCGCGTGGTGTTGGCGGCGCTATTACAGGATCGTGCGGCGGAGACGGCGTTAGCAGATGTGTCACCCGGCGCAGCCGCGAAAGCTGTGGCGGAAACCTTTCGGCTGGGGCTGGCAGCATGATGCTGGCTGTTAAGTGGACGGCATGATGCTGCCGTGGGGCGCGATGATGCGCGCGGCCATGAGGCTGGGCATTGGGCCGTCGGTATTCTGGGAAATGAGTGTGCGGGAATGGCGCTGGCTGGCGGCGAGCGATGACGCGCTGGATGTGCCTGCGTTGCGCGCGCTGATGGCGAAGGCGGATTTAGAGGATGACAATGGAACAGTTTGAGGAAGATCTCGCAGTGGCGGGGGATGCGTTGCTGGCGCTGGCCGAGGGGCCGGGCAAGGCGGCGGCTGAATCATTGGAGGGCGCTTTCGGCCAGACGGGTGCGCGTATTGAGGCCGTGCTGAGCCAAGCAGCGCGGGCGGGTCAGTTAGATTTCCAACGGATGGCAGATGCGATCTTGCGAGACTTGGCACGTGTCGCGGCCGAGGCGGCGGTATCTGCAATTGGGCTGGGCGGGACGGGTATGCAGGCGGGACAGACGATAAATATGAATATGAGCTTTGCGCCGGGCGCGGATGCGCGGGGCGTGATGGAAAGTCGGGGCGCCGTGAGCGCGGCGCTGGCGTCTGCGGCGGCGGCTGGCGGTCGGTTCCTATGAGTATATCGAATTTTCATGATGTGTTGTTCCCGACAGCCTTGGCGCGTGGAGCAAGTGGTGGACCTGAGCGGCGCACGGAGATTGTCGCGCTAGCGAGCGGCGGTGAAGCGCGCAATGCGGTATGGGCCGGATCACGCAGGCGATGGGATGTTGGCAGCGTAATGACGCGACTGGAGAATTTACAGGCATTGACGGCGTTTTTTGAGGCGCGTGGTGGACAGCTGAACGGGTTTCGTTTCCGGGATGTGAGTGATGACCGGACAGGGGCGGTTGGCGCGGATGTGTCGCCGATTGATCAAGGCCTGGGCGTTGGAGACGGCGTGCAGACACAGTTCGATCTCTATAAGGATTATGATGGTTATGCGCGCCGTATATGGCTGCCTGTGGGGGAGAGTTTACGCGTGGCTGTGGATGGCGCTGAGGTGCTGGGCGGTTATGTTGTGACGGACGGGGCGGTCGTGTTTGATACCGCACCGCCAATGGGTGCGCTGGTGTCTGCAGGGTTTCTATTTGATTGCGCGGTACGGTTTGGCAGCGACCGATTGGATGTGTCGCTAGATGCCTTCGGCGCAGGCCGCGCGGTGAGCGTGCCGCTGGTTGAAATAACGACCTGAGCGATGCGGATTATTGAGCAAGAGTTTGCGGCGCGGCTGAAAAGCGGCGCGGCGACGACGTGCCTTTGCTGGCGATTGACGCGGGCAGATGGATTTGTGTTGGCAGTGACAGAGCATGATCGTGCTCTGGTGGTGGATGGCGTGACCTATACACCCGGTGGGAGTTTAACAGCGGGGGCATTTACCCTGTCTGATGGGCTGAAGCCGGGGCAGGCCGTTGCAGGTGGCGCGCTAAGCCATGATGCGATTTCAGAGGCGGACTTAACGGCAGGGCTGTGGGATAGCGCGCGGGTGGATGTGCTGCGTGCAGATTGGGCGCGGCCCGCGTTCTTCGTATCAGTGTGGACTGGGCGATTGAGCGATGTGCGTCATGGGCAGGCAGGATTTGAAGCTGAGTTGGTTTCACTGAAGGCAGATTTTGAGCGCCCAGTGGGGCGTGTCTATACGCGGCGGTGTGATGCCGTTTTAGGTTATGCACGGTGCGGTGTCACAGTGAGCGCTGAGCAGAGTTGCGATCAGACATTTGAGATGTGCCGCGATGTATTTGGCAATAGCGCGAGTTTTCGCGGGTTTCCACATATGCCGGGAACGGATTTTGTTTTGTCTGGCCCGGCGGCGACAGGCAATAATGGGGGC